TTCCGAAAGGGAGTATTACGGAGATGTCATGCGCAACACCCGCCGTTGGGATCAAAATGGGAATGGAACCAACGAAAACCTGGTCATTAACAACACCATCAGCATTGTTGCCGACTCGTTCGCCAATGAGAATCTCGGTGCGATGAAATATGTGAGATGGCATGGGGACCTCTGGGAAATCACGAATATTGAGATCCAGAGGCCCCGGCTCATCCTCACGATTGGAGGATTGTACAATGGCCCGGTCGCGAGTGGAACTGGACAGGATTCTGAGGACAACACTGGGGACTGACCACGTATATTATGATCCTCCGGAATCCTTCAAGCTCAAATACCCCTGTATCGTTTACAGCCTGAGCCGTCATCAGGACATGTTCGCTGACAACCGGCGATATTTCAGGACGAAACGATACACCCTGGTCTATATCACAAGAGACGCGGATGATCCGATGGTGGAAACACTTGACGATCTGGAATATTGTCACCTGAATCGGCCATATACGGCGGATGGTTTATTCCACTACGCGTACGACATTTCTTTTTGATGGAGGTAGACACATATGTCTAAAATAGTATGGCATAACGCCGGCACCCGTGAAATCGAGGCTGGTGTAAGCGAAGTCGTCCTTTTTCCGATGGCCGAAAATACCTATGGTACCGGCGTTGCCTGGAACGGCGTAACGGCGATCACTGAGAATCCCAGCGGCGCGGATGTTACGGATTTGTATGCCGATAACATCAAGTACGCTTCAATGCGTTCCGCCGAGCGTTTCGGCTTCACGATCGAGGCGTATACGTATCCGGATGAGTGGGCTGAGTGCGATGGCAGCAAGGAAGCCAAGCCCGGCGTATTTCTTGGCCAGCAGAACCGGAAAGCCTTTGGTCTTGCCTATAAGACCAACGTTGGTGACGAAGCTCACCCTGGCATGGATAAGGGCTTTAAGCTGCACCTGATCTATAATAGCACAGCTTCTCCGTCCAGCCGCGGATACACCACGATTAACGAGAATCCGGATGCGATCACTTTCAGCTGGGAAGCGAACAGCACGCCTGTCGCGGTGACCGGCCATAAGGCGACATGCGAAATCACCATCGACAGCACCAAGTTAACGACTACCGAGCAGAAGGCGGCTCTGCAGGAACTGCTGGATAACATTTATGGCCGCGATGCCGTTGAAGCGGATGCCCAGAATAATATTGATGCAGTTGACGCTATAACTCCCACGCTTCTCACTCCAGACGAAGTGCTGGCGAAGTTTGACGCGGACTGATTTATGATCTACGAAGGAGAGCACTTCTGAATTTGGAGGTGCTCTCCTTCATTTCCAACGACTATTTTTTTCCGGGACAAAGAGAAAGGAAGGAATGCTACTATGTTAAGGAAACTAATTGAATACACCGATTACAATGGAAACAAGCGCAAGGAGAACTTCTATTTCAACCTGAATAAGGCCGAGCTGATGGAGATGGAAACCGAGGTTGATGGCGGTATGCGGCAGCTGCTGACCCTGATTATGGAAAAGCAGGATATCCCGAAGATCATGGCTGCCTTCAAGAAGATCATCCTGAAAGCGTACGGCGAGAAGTCCCCGGACGGAAAGCTGTTCAACAAGAGCGACGAGCTGTCCACGGCTTTCACGCACACCGAGGCCTATAACGTCCTGTATATGGAACTGCTGAGCGATGGCAAGAAAGCCGCCGCGTTCATCAACGCTCTTATGCCGGAAGACATGCGCGGCGATTCTGCGAAGGATGTCAAGCCTGAAGACGTTTTGACGCCTGTCGAGGAGGATGGGAACGCGCACCTGCTTAGTGCCGTGAAATAAAGGACTGGAGGAAGGCTCATGCTGATTCTGGATATCCCCGAACAGGAGTATTACGACGAGGAGAACCAGGAGTTTGTCTATATTCACACTTTTAAGCTGAAGCTGGAGCACAGTCTCGTCTCTATCTCCAAATGGGAATCAAAATGGAAGAAACCTTTCCTGAAAGATGAGCAAAAGACCCCTGCTGAATTTCTGGATTATGTTCGCTGCATGACGATCAACAGCGATGTTCCGGATAATGTCTATCAGCTGATGGGGCATGAAAACCTGAAGAAGATTCAGGATTATATTATGGATCCTGCTACGGCGACCACAATCATGGATCGTCGGAAGCAGTCATCCAAGGGCCGACAGGAGACAGTCACCTCTGAACTGATTTACTATTGGATGCTAACCAATGGGATTCCATTCGAGTGTGAAAAATGGCGACTGAACCGGCTGATCACTCTGATTCGAATCTGCAATGCCAAGGGCAACCCACAGCAGATGAACAATCAGGAACTATACGCCATGAACGCGGCTCTTAACCGTTCGCGCAGAGCCGCTTCTGGCAGCAGAGGATAAGAGGAGGCGGCCTGGTATGAAGATCAATTTTGAGCATCGCGGTGGATTTACACATCTTGAGCGGTTCCTTACAAAATCTCTTCATATCAAGCCGCTGATTCCTCATATTTTGGACAAGTATGGTCGTCGCGGGGTTGAAGCGCTTCAGGAAGCCACCCCGAAAGACAGCGGCAAGACGGCTGAGAGCTGGACATATAAGGTCGAAAAGGATCAAGATGGAGAGTATCGGATCGTCTGGTCCAACAGCAACATACAGAAAAACGTAAACATTGCCCTGATCCTGCAATACGGACACGCAACACGGAACGGCGGATTTGTTAAGGGCACCGACTATATTAACCCGGCCATCGAGAGGGTATTTAACAGGATGGCGAACGAAGCATGGGAGGAGGTAACCAGGAATGGCCACGACGGTTGACGAGCGGATTGTAGCAGCGAAGTTTGACGCATCTGACTTTGAAAAAGGCGTTAACAAGACGGTCAAAAAGCTGGATGAGCTGAAAAAGAGTCTCAACATAAAAGACGAGACGAAGAACATCAGCACGCTAGCTGAGAAGACTAAGGAATCCGCTGACTCTATGAGCAAATCCCTGGGGACACTGACCGATCGGTTGACAACGTTTACCGGAATGATCAAGCAGAGAATCCTTGGAGGTCTTGCAGATCAGGTCGCCGGTGTTTTCTTCAAAATGGAACAAAGTGTTACCCGCTTCGTTCGTGGAATCAGCACAGATCAGATCAGCGCTGGCATGAGCAAATATGAACAGATGCTGACTTCAGTCCGAGTTATGATGAGCTCCGGTGAATCCGAAGATGCATCATATAAAGCGATCAAACGACTTCAGACATATTCGGATGAAACTTCATATTCGCTAAGCCAGATGACTGACGCGATGAGTAAGATGCGTGCGGCGGGTGTCAATCTTGATGATGCTGCCAAGAACGTTGAGGGTATCGCTAACGCCTGTGCTAATGCAGGTATCAATGCCACCGATGCAAGTCGGGCGTTCTTTAACCTGAGTCAGGCATATTCATCCGGCACACTGAAATATACCGATTACCGATCTCTTGAACTGCTCAACATGACAACCGCGGAATTCAAGCAGGCTATGCTGGAATCCGCCGAGGCTGCCGGAACACTTAAAAAGATCGGCGATGGTATGTGGGAAACTATCAACAAGAACGACAAAAAAGTTACAGCCGGAAAGAAAGTTACTGAAAAAAATCTTTCTGAAATGCTTCGCTATAACTTTATGAATACCAATGCGATGAACCAGTTATTTGGCAACAAGTATTGGATGGAAGTGATCGGACGCGATGAACTCGAAAAGACCAAGGCCGAGTTTAAGAAGCTTTACGGAGATAACTGGGAAACCGAGCTTGAAAAGAAGTATGGTAAGCTTGCTGTAACTGCCTATGAAGCCGCCAAGGAAGCAAGAAGCTTTACAGACGTCATAAACGCTTTGAAGGATGCTGTTTCGTCTGGATGGTCAACGACGTTCCAGCATCTGTTTGGAAAGTTGTCCGAAGCAAAAGAGTTCTTCACTGATCTTTCAAATGGCGGATTAGCTAGTGTTGTCTATAACATCGGAGAATACCGTAATTCTATCATTGAGGCTTGGGACGAAACAGACGCTCTTGGCAGAGGTTCCGGTGGAGAAGTTTTTAGACAGTCCATTATGAACATTACGGAAGCCATTGGTACACTTCTTGATACTTTCCTGCGCATTTTGCCCGGGTTTGATGTAATCAGCGATGCTGAGGATGATCAGGAAGGAAAAATTCAGGCCATTGGTGATAAGTTATTCGTTCTTACAATGCATATTCGTGATGTTACTGAGAATATTAAGAAAGCTGCTGAAGAGTTCAAAGACTTCATGACAATGAAGGTATTCGATGACGGAACCTCTCGAATAGATCGAATCAGAACCGCATTTTCGAATCTGTCATCTGTATTTACGATTGCAGGAAGAGTCATTGGCATGGTCTTTACGACTCTTCACAAGGCCTTTTACACATTATCGCCAGTTATCGACGCCGTGATTAACGCTCTCGGCAAGATCACGGAGCCTCTTGTCAATCTGCGTGATAATCAGCAGTTCTTCAGTGACATTGACAGCGGTTTGACAAATATCCTGACCATCCTGAATCCGATTGCTCAGGCGCTTGGAAAAGTTATCGACTTCCTGGCGGAAGTTGGTGCATTCTTTGTGTCTACGGCGCTGGATGGCTTTGCCATGAATCTTCAGTTCGCTGCAAATGTTCTCGGGTTTTTCATGGAGCTGATTACCGGCAATTCTGCAGAAATGGAGAAGGGCGAAGGAATTCTTGATCGGATTCGGAAGGACTTCGAAGGGATCAAAAGCGCTTGCCAGGAAGGCCTTACAGCTGTTAAGAATTTCTTCAGTGCTCTGATTGGTGATCTTAAAACACTTCTCGGACTTAACGGAGACAACAATCAAAATGGTGGAATTTTTGCTGGTTTAACAAATTTCTTCGAGACGAATGAGTTTGTTCAGAAAGCAAAAGCCTGGGTCAGTCAAGCTATTACAGATGTCGGGAACTTCATCAAAAGCATTCCTGCAAGATTAAGGCAGTTCGGTGAGAATATTTACGATACATTGTATAATCTGTTCTTTACTAAAGAGTCAAAGAAAGGCCCTGACGGTCATACCACGACTCAGGAGGTTCTGACGCCTCTCGGGCAATGGCTTGAACAGACTATTCAGAATATCAAGGAGTTCATTCTAAGTATTCCACAGCGAATCATCGACGGTGTCGGAAAGGTCACCAGCTGGATTGACGAAATTTTCAATTATTTATTTGGAAACAGAGTAGACGACAGTAGATTTGTCAATGAGAAGAATAAGAATGGCGAGTGGGTCAAAGTTCCAGCCAAACTAGGATCCCGCTTCCAGTATTTCATCGATAATATTTCACGGTCCATTCGAAAGTGGTTCGACGATCTTCCGAACAATATTAATAAGGCGCTTAAGGGCGTCGGCAACTTCTTCACAAGGCTTGTCAATGTTCTGGATGAATTCCTCTTTGGCAAGAAAGTCGGCGTTACCAAGACCGCCGTCGACAAGAATGGAAAGCTCTATACGAAATCATTTACGACAAGGTATAAAACTGGATTCAGTAAATGGTTAGATACAGTCATTCTAGAAGTAAAGAAATTCATCGTCAACATTCCTGAGTATGTCAAATCCGCGATCAAAGGCGCTGGAAACATTCTTTCAGCAATCGTTGGAGCGATCTTTGGAACAGGAAATAATGAAGAAACCACCAGCAAAGACGTTGAGGAAAAGCTTAAGAAGCCGTTCGACGGGATCAATCTTTCCAATATCATCAGCAAGATCAAAGAAATTGGTCAGACGCTTCTGAACGAGATTGCGCATATCTTTACTGGTACAGACGATATAGAGTCGAATCAGGAATGGTTTTCGAATCTTATTGCTGATGGCATTCGATGGATTCGTGACAGAGCAGAAGAAGCCCTTGCCTGGGTGACGCAGTTCTTCAGCAATCTTCCGACAACAATCGCAAATTTCTTCCGAGGGGATAATTCCGCAGATGCAGAAGCTAATCCAATTGGCTCTGCTATTATTGAGTTCGGAAAGTCCATTGGTAAATTCCTGGTTGAGGATCTTCCGACGACCGTTCTTTCGTTTGTTGACAGTGCTGTTACGGAATTCGGGAAGATTTGGAATGATTTTTATGACCGGATTACAGGAAAATCTGCTAAAGGAGATGCACAGTGGGCTGCTGACAATATTACAGATAAATTGTCGCCAGACAGCAATGATGCTGCTCCCGCGCTTTCCGGATGGCAGAAATTTGTTACGCGGCTTGGTGAAACCATTTCTAATATCTGGAAAGATTTACCAACATGGATCGCTCAGGGCATTGAGCTTGCCATCACCGGCATAAATAGTATCATCGGGAATCTTGGCAAATGGATTAAAGATATTAACACGGAGGACAAGGCCGGAGCAGCTGCCCAGGAGAAAACGGCTGAAATTGTTGAAAATGTTGCCGAGTCTTCCGAAAAGGGAGCAGACAGTGAAGAGCCCCGCCTTGTGACGGCTATCAAAGGCATCGGCGAACAGATTAAGAAACTCTTTGTCGAAATTATTCCCGGATTTATCAGTGATGCCTGGGATGGTGTTAAAGGAAAAGCGGGCGAAATATTCGAAGGCTTTTCATCCATATTCACCGGGAAAGAACCTGAATCGGAGCTTGGCAAAGCGATTGCTAACTTTGGGAACACTATTAAGACGTTTATTATCGAAACAATTCCTGCTAAGATTCGCGAAGCTTTCGACTGGATCGGCAAGCAATTTGGCGGAGAGAATAGCGAAGTCAGCGAGGTATATTCCGAAAGCGTCACCGGATGGGTTACTTATGGACAATGGAAAGCAAACGATGAACTGAAGAAGCATAGCAAGGATCAAGGAAATTGGACGTTCTTTACTGGACTAAAGGACGGTTTCCTGAATGCTCTAAAGAACATCGGCCCTGTTATCCTCGAAGGAATTGCTGCTGCGTTTGATTTCCTTAGTGATATCGGACAAATTCTGATTAATGCTTTGACCGGTAAGAAATCGATTGCAGATGCTGTAACAGAGAACTATAAAGAAGAAACTCCGGCTTTGCGAAATGCGCTTGTTAAGATCGGCGAAAGCTTGAAGAATTTCTTCCTCGACATATTACCCGAATTTATTGGTTCTGCAATTGGCACCATTGCCGGAGAGGGTGCAAAGTGGTTTGAAAAGCTGTTTAGCGGTATGACGAATGGTATGGAGCAGGCAGCCAAAGACACTGAGAAGAAAGCAGATCCCGAAAAGGCTAATGATTTTGTCGAGAGTGCAAACAATGTTCTAGCCGGAGTAACCAGTTTTATTGATCGTTTAAATGGAATAGGAAATGTTGCCGCTGCTGTTCTGATCATTTGGGGTATCGTCAAGGTTATTCAGGCTGTTGAAAACATGTTCTCAATTGCGAATGAAGCAGAGGCCGGCGCAGACTTTATGAAATGGACAGCAATTACTGTCGGTATCGCCGCTATCGCCGGAATCATGGGATATATCACAACAATCTTGGCAAGCGGGAACGAAAAAGATATTGAGCATGTTGAAAATTTGCTAGACAGACTTGGCGATTTCTTTAATAAAATTCAGGTGTTTATGGGCTCTCTTGTTTTGTTCAATGCTGTTGGATTAGCAAGAGATGTTGCAGGACTCAAAAAGGGAGCTGCTGATATGGGTAAGGGAGCAGATGGATTTTTAGGCACCCTTGCCACTATTTTTGGTGGATCTAGCGCGATGGCTGCTTCTGGTGTTCTTTTGGCAGATACAGCTGAGGTCATCAGCGATACTTTCATTCAAAATGTTAAAGATATGGGTCAAAGTCTATCTGATTTTCTTGCTCTACTCAAGCCCATTACAGATACGTTGCTCGGTATGGACTCGCAATTAGTCGATGCAACAAAAGTTTTCGGGCATGTAGAAGACTTATTTCTCGCTTATTATCGGACGATGGGAAATATTTATTCCGGAGTTTCTGAAGAGTATGCAAAGGCATATAACATCAACAGTAATGATGATCTTCAGACATTGGGTATTAAAACTGCAAACGGCACCGTCATTACGCAAGGTATAGACAGCGCGGATCTGAACATGAAGGCATATTTGTACGATATCGAACAACGCGCCAGTATGCTGCTTGTAGTCGGCGAATTCTTAAGTAAGATCTCTACTGCGGTAAAGTCGCTTCAGGGGATTGGAAATGTCAACGAAGAGCTTAAGAAGGTTACTGAGAATCTTGATATCGAAATGCTTACAAAGTTCATGACAGATTTGTTTAATGCTGTCGGTGAAGCATTTTTCCAGTCCGATACCAATCTTGTTAATTTTGAAAAGCTTGGAACTACGAATGCATTTATTGGAATGGCCAATGGTCTCGAAATATTGTCTAATGCTTTGTCTATATTTAGTACGATGATTACTGAATTAAATAACGAGAATATAACGGCTTTTGACAGTGCACTTGAAGTGTTTAGAAAGCTTTCTGTATCTTTGGGTGATGTTTCATATGATGACAGTTTCTTTACCAGGCTTGTTAAAGGCAATAACACCCTTTCCAACATTGGATCTCAGATTCGGACATTTGGCTATTATATTAAGGATTTCTACGGATATATCAAAGAAATTCCAGGATTTGAGCCGGCAATAGCCAAACAGACGGAACAGAAAATTGATTCAGTCATCACAATCACTAAAGGCATGAGTGAAGCTATGGCACAGCTCGACTCCACTATTGGCGAGCGAATGAGCTATTTCGCTTCTGAAATGCCGGCAACCGGAAAGGCTATTGCGGATTTCGTTATCAACCTAGACAAAGGACTGAACACGCTTATTTCTACAGAGCGGCTTGGAACACTTTCCGGACTGATGTCTGGTATTGGACAGCTCGGCACACTATTTGGATTATTCTCAGATTCTATGGTTCCTGGCGCTGAAATTGCCGACATGATATTCAAGTCCTTCGGCGATCCAGGTGGCAAACTTGCGGCTTCGCTGCTAGTTGTTGTTGAATCCACGGCCAATGCGTTCAAGAGCGTCGAAGCTCAGAATAAATTCGGAGAAGCTGGAACATCTATCGCAGGTTTCTTAGCTACTGGCATCAAATCTGCCTTCGATTCCGATCCAACGCTGCATCCGACGATCAAGCCGGTTCTGGATATGACGGAGGCTGCTTCACAGCTGAAGACATTCTTCGGGATGGATCAGAACGGAACGGTTGACGTCACAGCATTGCTTGACAACATCAACGCTGCCAATCCTGAGAACAAGAATCGGATCACGCCAGAGATTCTTGACCAGAAGATCAAAGAAGTTACAGGTGTTCTAAATGTTATGAATGATAATGTAAACATCAACGTAGGCAATCTGTCCAGGGCTATCGCCGCGATGAGCATCGTGATCGATGGCCGTGCCCTTGTCGGAAGCATCTCGACCGGAGTTGATCAGGCACTTGGGCAAAAAATGTGGATGAACAACAGAGGCATCGCTGTCCCTGACGGTACCCCCTGATTCATTCAAAATGGTATAAAAACTCAAGAAGGAGGAAGGAATCCTATGTACTATCGTAACGGGACATATTATACGGAGGAGCATTCGGTGTCTTTTGGCGACCTTGTTACCAGAAGCTCCGGAGGGCAGTCCTACGTGGACTTTAGCGATGCCTATAATACCTGGGATACGTGGCATCTGATTCCTTCCTCCCGTCCTTCCATCGCGCATCCGACCATCGTCACAAAGTTTGTCGAGATTCCTGGTTCCCACGGGATGCTGGACCTGACAACATATTTGACCGGCGGGATTATCTATGGTCAGCGGCAGGGTTCTCTCGATTTTCAGGTCGACAACGGACACGAAAGCTGGGAAGCCATCCGCCGGGATATCACAAGGGCTCTGCATGGCAAACGTTTAAAGATGCGCCTTATGGATGATCCTCAGTATTATTATGAGGGTCGCTTTACAGTTGGGCAGTGGACCAGCGGAGCAACTAACAGTTCCATCCAGATTACCTATCAGTTGGAACCGTTTAAGATCCGAATCAACCCGATGGGAACCACTAACCAACTTTGGGATCCGTTCAACTTCGATACGGATTATGACTGGAGCGCTGTTATGAGCACTGCCATTTCTGTCAGCGGATCCGCAAAGACTTTCGATATTTACGCCGGAGACTATGCTTTCACGCCGACGCTGATCTGGGTGTCCGGAAATATTACCGCATCATTCGGAGGCGTCACGCAGAGTTTAAGCGGAGTCGGCTCAAGAACACTCGGACCTGCTTCCAACGGGATGAACAGGCTGACAGTCAGCGGAAACGGAAGCTGCCGGATCGAGTGGCGGGAAGGAGGACTCTAATTGTATCGGGTATATATTAACCATTACAAGAGCGGAAACAGCGTTATCAACAGCGAAACGCTCATGTTTGGCGTCCCGAGTGCAACAGGAAGCTTTCCCGTCACAAAGCCGATTGCTAAGCAACAGGAAGACGCTGCTGATAGCTTTACGTTCAGTATGGAGAGTAATTCGCCGTTCTATGACGCGATGTTACCCCTCAGGACAACGATTCGCGTCGAGTATGGAGACAGCGGGGCTGACATTATATTCTGTGGACGAGTTCTGTCTGTAGCGACGTCCACTGTTTATCAGACAAAGAACATCGTTTGCGAAGGCACTTACGCATATTTCAACGACACTGTGTATGAAGGAGTTCCGGAGAAGATGCGCAACGAGATCTCCGTGGACGATTATTATACCAAGATTATTAACAATCACAACAGCAAAGTAAGAGAAGATAAGCGAATTTATCGCGGTAACACAACTGTCACTCTTCCGACTGAGCTCGATAAATATGAGCCGACGGGATGGACAGAGACGTCTTCGCTTGTAAGTAACCTTGCCAGTAATCACGGTGGGCATATGCGTATCCGATATTCTGGCGGGAATGCGTATCTCGACTGGTATAAGTATTACGCCAGGGATCTTGGAGCAAACAGACCAAAGGTGCAGATCGGTAAAAATATCCTGGACATTTCGTCTGAGATGAGTCCCGATAATATCTTTACGCGGGTCATCCCGATTGGAGACCAGGACAAGGACGGCATGCCAATCTACATCGATGGCGTAGAGTTTGATGACCGTTACGGCGTTCACCACACATGGCCAACATCGAACATCGACGGCAAGGAGTTCCCGGTCAACACGATCTATGACTTGTTTGACGGTCTTGACGATGATTTCAGAAGCGCGGCGGATTATCTATATTGCGAAGACAATTACGGAATCATCTACAAGACGATGCAGTTCAGCGACTGTGACACAAAGGAAAAACTCTGGAACACCATGACCAAGTGGGTTCGGGACAGCTTCTTTGCTATGGCTCCGGCTTTCACGATTAAGGCCATTGACATGCACATCCTGAATTCTTCAGAGCCGAGGATCTTGCTGGGCGATTGTGTCGACGTTACCTACCTAATCAATCAAAATGGAAGTAAACAATGGGTAACTAAGAAACTCGTTTGCAAGAGTGTCCAGTATGATCTGTTTAATCCTGACAATAATTCCTATACATTCGGGATTCCGGCGGATTTGCTTGAGCATAACCGGAGTAATAAGAAGAAAACTTCAGGTACGGCAAAAACTGCGACCGATATTGCAACGCCCAAATCATACGGCGGAACCGGTGTAAAAGATGAGCCAAACATGACTTGGCATGGCATCTACAGAATGATCGGTACCAATAACCGAGACCCGAGGTATGAAGGCACTGCTGCTGCTGAATCGTTTTATGCAAACGGTGAGCTAAGTGGCAGTATTACCTGTTGGGATCCTAATGATGTTCATGGCGATTCCAGCCCTCGAGGTAATGAAGACGTATGGTTCAAAGCGCGAATCGTTGGTAAGATTACATTACCGGGGCAGTCGACAAAGTGGGTTTGCGTATCTTCGGAACGAGGAGTATTTGCCACATCTCAAACAAGCATGCCGGCCCGTGTTGACTGGTGGTATACGAAGGAAAAAGGTATCACCTACGAAGCTTCTGAAACAGTCTTCTCTACATCATTTGAATCAATTCTAAAAATCGTTGAGGAAGACACGAGC